GGTTATATTTTATGCTAGAGGATCAACCAATCGAATATTTAAATTGCGTTGTTTTCAATTGAAAGAACTATGTCTTTTTCTGCTAACAAGAATGTTTCTTTTGGTACAATACCAATCAACTTCAATGATTCTAAAGTTTGTGGATTGCTCATTGCATTTAACAATTTTGCAGGACTTGGTCTACCATTGGCAATAATTTCTGCCTGAATCTCACGACCAATCGTTACCGTAAATTCATAGTTAGCATTCGCCTCAAACATCTCATCGTCTGTATAAGGTGTACCGTCTTCGTGTTTAAGTCTTGTTGGTTCTACTTCAGTATAAAGTTCTGACATTAACTTTTCCAATATTTTAATCTCTTTACGATTAAGTTCGAATGCATGTTTTTGGTCATCTAAGTGTGATTCTAATTCTAGAATTTCAGCACGCAAATTTAAAATCAGGTGGTTTGCTGCCGGTATTGATCTTAGGTGTTCCAACTCTTCTAGTTTAGCTCGATATTTAAGTTCTGCACATTCTTCAAGTACTGCTGCGCGTTTTCTACCGACTAGGAAGCCTTGTAGAGTTTTAATTTTTTCCCACGGTGTACTACCAATAACTTGGTAACGATAGTTGAATTCAGAGTTTAGATTTGATGCCATAATTTATCCATAAAAAAGGTTGTTGTAAAAGAAATATTTAGGTTGGTTAATTGTTATGGACCGAAAGAAGCCGCGGTAATGACCGACTTGGCAGTACCTACACCCGCTGCATCAGCCGCAACAACGCCAGTGTTTGAAACCAGATTCTTCATTGATAACGGCACACCAGCAGACGCCGCACCATAAGCAAATATGCCTTTATCTGTACTATAACCTGCGCCTCCTAATCCCCATCTAGCAGTACCAACACCCGTAGTGTCAGTAGATACCACACCTGTATTTGATATTAGGTTGGTTAGTGAATAATTAGCTGCACCTAGTCCATAACCAAACATAGCTTTATCTGTGCCATAGGTTACAGCTGCAAGCCAGTATCTAGCAGTACCTACACCTGTAGTATCAGAAGCAACAACACCTGTGTTTGATACTAGGTTGGTTATTGCGGTAAAACTCGTGCCTGCGCCAATGCCATATCCAAATATAGCTTTATCAGTGCCATATTTTGTTGCAGCTAGCTGGCCTCTAATTGTTCCTACTCCGGTTACGTCACTAGCAACAACGCCAGTGTTTGATACTAGGTTGGTTATTGATACTCTAACGGAACCAGGCCCAATGCCATATCCAAATATAGCTTTGTCGCCGCCAAATGGAGCGGCCGCAAGGTAGTAACGAATCGTTCCTACACCCGCAACAGCTGATGCTACAACGCCGATATTTGAAATTAATTTTCTTTCATTTGTAGATTCACCAAACGCAAAAATTGCCTTATCTGTACCATAACTTGAACCGGCATAACCAGCCCTATTAGTACCAACACCCGCAACATTATTCTGAACGACTCCGGTGTTTGAAACTATATTGGTAAAATTCACTCCATCATAGGTACTGGTACCAAAAATGGCCGATTGGCCAGCCGATGCAGGTGTCAAACTAGTATCATTAATCGTTACCGAACTACTTGTGGCAACTACAGTACCACTAACACTGCCGGTTCGTACTGATACTGTAAATGTTTCACTATTTTCAGTTGTTGCATCGGCAACCGCAGTTACTGTAAATGATCCGGCATTGTTTGTAATCGTAAATGAACCTGAACTGGCTGAAAAATCACCAGCCGCAGTTGAGATATTATTAATAGTATAATAATATGTTCCATTGGTAATATTTTGTCCAGTAACATTAAATGTTAAAGAACTACCTTCATTGACACTTGAAGATGCTGGTGTTACAATAAAAAGAGATGTAGAAATTGTCGGCCACAAACCACTAACCCTCTGGTTATAATGATTCCGACTTGTCAATATTCCACTAATTGCCATAGTATTTCTCTTATGAAGTGCGTTTAGCGGATACGAACACCGATACTACGTTAGATAATGATGAAAATATATCTAGTTTATCTCCAGTGTACATATATTTTGGTGCCTCACACAACTCGATTGTGGAGTTTGCAGGTAAAATAATCTCTTTGGCCATGTAACCTTGTATTGTATTGGCTGAATTTGTCCAGATAATACTAATTGCGTGGTTGCCAAATGCAGTATCTTGGTTAACAACTTTGATACTCTCAATAACCGCAGGACTACCTGTTGCAGTATAGAGTGTTGAGTAACCTGTGTTAGCCAATTTAGCTTCTCTATCGAATGTAGATAGTGCAGTAGTTTCATACACAATAGTTGCGTGTACATTAGAAGAAGCAGCAACACCATTGAAGAACGATTGCATTTTGATAATGTCATTTTCCTTAACAACTTGTGGCTTCTTCAACATCTCTACAGAAGAACGAGATGGTATTGGAATATTTCTAAACAATGAAACATTTGCAGAAGAACCTGCTGGTGTAAAGTCACCAGTAATAGTTACTGCAGCATCAACATTTGCACCAATGTTTGTAACATAGATAGAATGAACTGTTGCGTTTGCAGTAAATACTACAGCATTTGCCAAAGCACTTGTGACTGCATAACCAGTTGCTACATTGATTGCAGAATTGAACAGACCAGAACCACCGCCACCTGTGTTAGCCTTGGTGAATGCTGCATTGGCAGCAAGAAAAGCAGAGTTTGCGTATAAACCAGCTGAGTTGGCTGTATCTCTAGCAATTCCATCTGTAGAAGTGCCGCCAGATAATGAATTGGCCAAGTTGAAAGCTGATTGTGCTAATGTTGTTCCAGTGTTCGCTTGGGTATATGCTGAGTTTGCTTGAGTATAAGCTGAGTTTGCGTATTGACCAGCTGAGTTGGCTGAATCTCTAGCGAAATTATCTGTAGAAGTACCGCCAGATAATGAATTGGCCAAGTTGAAAGCTGATTGTGCTAATGTTGTTCCAGTGTTTGCTTGAGCATATGCCAATGCTGTATTAGACGCAACAAAAGAAACTGGTTGTTGAATAACGATATCACCAACCATACCCGAGTGTACTGAACATTGGTACACATAAGTTAAACCTACTAGATCGAAAGGAACTTTCCAATAAAGAGTACCGTCTATTTGTCCTTGAGCGGCAGAACCTGTTGATACCACACCGCTAGTACTAACATGTGTTAAGCCTGTATTATAATTCGAACCACCCGATGACACCCGTAACATGAACGGATGACCAGAATTATCTAAAAGAAATGATATTGTTTCACCAGCGGAGATGTATATTGTAGGATTATTTCCTGAATATTGGTCAATACTATAGTACATGCCAGGAGCTGTAACTACTAGCTTAGTGACAGCACTTGTAAAATTGGAGTTAGCTTGTAAGAACGATGCATTAGCATATGAACCAGCACTTGTTGCATTTGTTGCAGCAGTGTTTGCTTGCAAGAAAGCAGCATTAGCATAAGATCCAGCTGTTTCTGCCTTACTGTCTGCTGTTGCTGCATTAGTTGTACCGGTATTGGCTTGAGTGAAAGCTGAGTTAGCATATGAACCAGCTGTTACGGCTTTACCATCAGCAGTTGCCGCATTCGTTGTAGCAGTGTTTGCTTGTGTATAAGCCGAATTGGCATATGAACCAGCCGTAACTGCCTTACCATCGGCTGTATTAGCCTGTGTATAAGCCGAGTTTGCGTATGATTCAGCCGCATCAGAAGCAAGGTTAAAATAGTTTGTGCCATCGTTTGTTGCGGTCCACTTGTCAGTAGATTCATTCCAAAGCAAAGCTGTATTGGCGGAAGAACCACGATCAACTTCAATACCAGCATTAAAAGCTGGTGCAGAAGCTTGATCGATAGCGGCATTTACAGTAATGATGTTATCTGCAATCAATACTGTTTGCGTGTTTGCGTAAGTGCGCTCACCTTGAATAGTTAAATTACCAGTAATAATAACATCGCCAGTAACTGTACCACCGGTGGTAATGTTTAACGAATTGTTGGCTCTACTGAATGCAGAGTTTGCATAAGAACCAGCTGATACTGCTTTTGAGTCGGCCGTATTTGCAGCAAGAAAAGCTGCATTCGCATATGAACTAGCTGAATTGGCTGCATCTCTTACCCAAGTATCAACAGCATTGTTAGCTGCGGTGAAGGCTGCATTGGCTTGTACAAAAGCCGCATTAGCATATAGACTTGCACCAGCAGCATTATTAATTGCTGTATTGGCTTGCAAGAATGCAGCATTAGCATATGAACCAGATGTTACGGCTTTACCATCTGCTGTTGCTGCATTAGTAGTAGATGTGTTTGCTTGAGTAAAAGCTGAGTTAGCATAAGAACTGGCTGCATTTGCAGCGTCACGAACCCAAGTATCAACAGCATTATTGGCTGCGGTGAAGGCTGCATTGGCTTGTACAAAAGCCGCATTAGCATATGAACCAGCTGATGCTGCACCAGAACCAGAATTAGCAACAGCAAATGCAGCATTGGCTTGTACAAAAGCCGCATTTGCATGTGAAACTACAATTGATACATCAGATTCTTTCGCTAAGGGAAAACCACCAGCGACTGAATTGTTATGTACAACAACAGTGTTTTTGTCTGTGTCTATGGTAATTTCAGCCAAAGCTCCTGTAAAGGTGCTGTGGGATACTGTATTACCTCTGCGATGTTTTAATGTTATGGACATGATTATATTTATATTGTTCCGTAATCTTGGATTGTATTATTTACATCAGTTATTAACCCATAATCAAATTCACCAGAAATTGCATTTTGAATACTATTAGCAGTTGCAAATGCTGCATTAGCGTGTGAAAATGCAGAGTTCGCATAAGAACCCGTTATCGTTATGTCTTTGTTTTCCTGATTACCGATATAAGAGAACTTCATATTATGTTATTTCCAACAGACTTAAAATTACATCAGCTGCCGATGCGTTGCTTGTAGATACTTTAAGTGAATCTGTGGCTTCCAATACAAGTTTTTGTTCACCACCAATTGTGATTAGTGAACTGCCTGGATCGATAGTTGCCATCTTTACCATATAGTAATCTGATGCAGAAGATGTTACAATAACATTTGCTGTTATAGGTACATTCAATATGTTTGCGATAGTCATACCAATGACAGTCGTGGAAACACCAGCACCTGCCGTATATATTGTTACGGGTGATGTGCCTACCGCAGCTTGGAGTTGATTTTTAAAAACATTTGCCATTTAAATTTCCTGATATTGTATATTTATCGTGTCAACTAAATGCGATAGTGAAAGCAACAATCTGTGCATCTACATCCAATATTGTTGTGCCCGTATTTGCCTTCGCAAAAGCCGCATTGGCATGAATATAAGCCGCATTAGCCTTTTCAAATGCTGGCGCAACATCGCCACCTGAGGTTGCATTGAATGTGATTGTTTTTGTTGTCGTATTGGTGCTGATGGTAATATTATTACCAGCAACCAACGAAAGTGTGTCTGAATAACCAGATGCCAACACCAAACTGTTGTTAGCATTGATTGTATCAAAAGAAAATTGGTTGGTGATAAACGATGTACCACCAAGTCCATTTTTATAAAACAGCTTTCCATCGGCATAGTTAAGTGCAACCTCACCAAACGATAATGTGCTTGGTGTGTTTCCTGTTACGCCTGATTTTTTTAACTGGATTGCTGTGTTTGACATTTACTTAAAACGTTCCACCATCTTTGATTACGCCATCAACACCGACCAAATTCGTGAGTACGGTTGGTGTTGCTTCTTTATTTAGCTCATCAATTTTTTTTCTTTTGGCAGGAGGTAGTTGTAAGTATTCAATTTTTGAAACAAGTTCTTCAACCTTTGAGTTGAATACACTCTTTTCAGTTTCATGCTTTTGTATCAGTAAATTAATAGTCTTTTCATGTTGACCATTCAATGCTTCGATTTTACCATTATTTTCACTTATCAAAGAATTGATTTTTGATTCGAGCTCTCCGCGAGTTTTATTCGTTTCTTCTCTGGCTTTAATCAATTCAGACTTAAAGGTATCGACATGCGTTGCCTGATTCCTTACACTATCATAGTCTCTATATTTGTTGTTAAGCTCCGTGAGTTGATTGGTTAAATTCGATACATTCAATTCACTTTCCGCAACCTTAACTTTTAAGTTTTGGATTGTTTCATTATCAGCTTTATTAATATTTTGTTTAAACTCTTCTATAACCCGTTTCAACTCATCGTTTGATTTTGTTAAAACATCAATCTTCTCAACCTGTTCCTTAACAACCTCATCGGTAATTTTTGCATTAGCTTGCATTGAGACATTTCGGATTACACAGTCGGTCATGGTGGCCGTCAATGTCTCAATGTAATAATTTATATACTTGTCATTTCCCATTTCAAACTCCTATCATAAAAAACATAATACATTATATAGTCAGCTTAGAATTGTCCTCCGTCAAGAGTGTTTGTCCATACCGGTACGCCAGCATTCGTGACAGTGAGTAATTGATTAGAGAATGTTTGATCTGCTGTACCTGCAGCACCAGTAACTGCCATTGCGTTTGTACCATCGCCGTACACAATACCCTTTGAGGTAAATGTAGAAGCACCTGTACCGCCTTGTGCAACAGTTAGACCGGATATGTCACTTGATGTTGCAGCAGTTACACGGCCGTAAGCATCAACAGTCAATGAAGTAAGTGTTTTGGCCGCACCGAGAGTACCTGTTAGTGCAAAGTTTGTATTTGCAAGTACACCGATTGCACCAGTACCAGAACCAACTAACAGACCACCGTTACTAAATGTTGCTGCGCCAGTACCACCTTGAGCAACTGTTAATCCAGAAATATCGGCAGCAGTCGCTGCGGTTACTCTGCCGTATGCATCAACAGTAAGTGAAGTGATTGTTTTGGCTGCACCAAGAGTACCAGTTAATGCAAAGTTTGTATTTGATAGCGTAGTTACATTATTACCACCAGCACCAATAATAATAGCGCCACTTGTTAGTGTTGATGTTGAAGTAACTGCAGCATTACCCGCATTGAAAGCACTTGCAATGTAATCTTGTAAGTCTATGCCGTTAGCAGTAATTTTTCCTGGAACAGTAACATTACCTGTCGAGAAGAAGACTGTTGCGTTTGCAGCTGGTCCAACACTTAGGTTACCAGTTGGAGCTGTAACACTTGATGTTCTAACATAATTACCAATAACATTTGCTTTAACAACATTAAGAACAAGATTGGCTGTATTGAATCCACCACTTGTAACATCTATACTGTTGTTGTCAATGCTGCCGGTGTAACTATCAAATGCGTAGAATTCTTTTGTGCCAGCGTGGCGAATTAAACCAGATCGAAGGTTCGCTGCACCCGAATTATAATTTCCAACAAAACCAATATCAACAATGTCTGATACATAATTGTTTCCACCCAAATAGATTAATGGGTCTTTAACTTCTAATACGTTTGTGTTGATAACTGTTTGTGTACCTAAAACACTCAAGTTACCGCTAATCTGAACGTTGCCGTCAATGATCTGGTTCAAGCTTGCTGTGTTCGAACGAACAACAGTATTGTCAACATCTAAAGTTACAGTGTTGTTTGTTACTGTAGATGTAAGACCTGCACCGCCAGCGAATGTTAGTGTGTCTGTAGCAAGTGAAACAGTATCGGTACCGGCGTCACCAGCAATACCTATAGATGTTGATATGGCTGCCGAATTGGCAATCGACATAATTCGACCGTTTGCGGCAACAGTAAGTACAGGAACAGTTGTTGTTCCACCGTATATACCAGCAGTAAGCCCAGCAACAGCACTAAGAGATGCACTCAATGTTGCATTTGCGGTGCCGTTAAATAATTGTGCCGATGCCGTAATGTCACCACCAGATATATTAATAAATCTATCTGTCTGGAATTGTGTTGCAGAATTTGCATTACCAGAAACAGACGCAGTAATACTTGTTGCGGTAATGTGTCCGAACGCAGCATTACCGTTTGCATCACGGCGAACAAGTGTTCCACCTGTTGATGCAGATGTTGCATTATCTACCTGTGAGGTGTAATATTGCCCACCAACATTGACTACACCTGTACCGGCCGGTGAGCCAAGGAATAATGTATTGGATTGATAAGAATACGCGAACTCACCGGCAGCCAAACTCGCTGGTGTTCCTGTCGTAGTGGAACGTTTAATCAGAATTGAGGTATTTGCCATTATTATTATCCTTGTTGTATGGGTTGAATACTATTATCTATTTATTAAAACCCGCCACCGTCAATTATGCTAATTGCATTGGCCACGAAAGCTGCACCGCCAATACCTATAACATTATTGCTTTGGTCGCCAATAAAAAGAGTGTTTGAGAGAAAAGAAAAAGCCAACTCACCATCAGCTAACGATGACGGTTGAGTGTTTGCATACGATCTTAGGATCTGTATGGTTGTATTTGCCATTAAAAGAAGCCTGCATCAGCGCCAGCGAAAGCCAGGTAAGTTATTGAATTGGCCGAAGCAGCTTGAATTGCTGCATCTGAAATTACACCGTTTGCAGATTGAACAGGAACCAAACCACCTATTGGTGACACAACAATCCCAATAGGATTTGGAATGGCAGTAGTTGGCGCAGCTACAAAAGAAATTGCACCTGTTGTGGCTTCAACCTTGATAACTGTACCATCCAAGTCAATTGTATTACCACTCAGAAATAGACTTCGAAATTTTTGTGTTCTGCTACCCAAGTCGAATGTTCTGGACTGTGTTGGTATTAAACTACCATGCACAGGTGTGCCTGTACCCAAACCTTTTGCACTAAAAGTTTTTGTTTCTGAGTTATATATAATTACATCACCTGTATTTGCGCCTTCTAATGATAGGTCGGTTAGACTTCTCATTGTTTTGGTACCATACGTCAGTGTTTGTACTCTTGTTTTTTGACCCTCAACGCGAACCTTAATGGTCGCTGGTTGTCTAACTGTTACTGTTGCCATGTTATTCCTTTAAAATACAGTAACTTGAGGTAAAACATTAACAATTCCTTCTAAAACTCTAGACACTGTGTTTGATGAATCTTTAATAACAACATCATAGACATATCGTCCTGCAGCAATGTTTGCGGTATTCGCATACGGTAATGATAAAAGAAGTATACCTTCTGTTGGATCATTGACAGTGATGACAAATTGAGCTGTAGTGCTGCTGGAATAATAACTCTTCTTCATAACGGCTTTAATCTGTGCGCCGGTTAAAGAGAACGGTGTTCCATCGGCCTGATCGAGAGCTACCGATGTGTTGAAGTTTGAGCCTTGCTCTAAAAATAATTCTTGGTAACCTGCTGGCATTTGTTAACCCCTTTTAGAGGTATTTATCACATTAGGAAGTTCGTTTCCACACATATAGTGGAGAAATACTTGGTGTAAAGTTACTATTTGAAACAGCTTGCCATGTTCCAATGCCCAATAGTGTGTTTGGTGTTTCAGGATTTGAAGCATTCAAGTAAATTGTGCCAACAGGATACGCTGCTTCCAATGTTTCCACTCTACTAAGTATGGTTGGTTTGTTTGATAAATCAACATATGAACCGGATGTTGCAACACCGGATAATCCTGTGACCGCACCGGCTGAAATACCAATTGCAATATTGTTTGCTCTAGTTATTCTTCCTGCAGCATCAATTGTAAACCTAGGTACACTAGCTTGTCCACCATAAGATTGTGCAACCACACCAGACGCAGGTAAACGATCCTTAGACAATGTGCCTGAAGATATATTGTCTGCATTTGTTGTGTCTGTGGTGGCAGAGGGTGACAATCCAGAGACTGCTGCGGAGGTTATTGCAATAGGTCCACTGTTTACTGATGTGAGTCTACCTTTGGCATCAACAGTCAGACTAATTGCATAACTAGTTCTACCATAAGAAGCCGCTGACACACCTGTTGAGGACAGTCTTGCATCCGGTAATGTACCAGAAGTAATGTTGTTTGCACTGGTTGTATCTGTTGTCGCTGAGGTTACTAGTGTTGGGAAGTCTGTTATTTGTGATTTTGGAATTGCAATTGCAACACTATTTGCTGAGGTGATTCTACCTTTGGCATCAACAGTAAACCTTGACACTTGTGTGGCTGACCCAGCCGATGTTGCTGTCACTTTATCAGGAAGTCTTGCGTCAGCAAATGTTCCACTTGTAATTTGTGTAGTACTTAAACTGGCTGCAGCCGCCGAAGCGGCAGTGATTCTACCTTGTGCATCGATTGTAACGACCGACATTTCAGTCGCACTACCATAGGATCCGGCACTTACTGCTGTGTTTGCCAGTACCGATGGCGTGATCTTTGTTGTCATTTATTCTGTCCTTTTAATTCTTCAATCTCGGCTTTAAGTTCTTTAATTGCTTCAATCAAAACACCAACGATGTTGCCATATGAAACGGACATATATTCATCATCACTCAACGCTTCCATAACTACTTCAGGTAGAACCTCTTTCATTTCTTGTGCAATAACACCAACACCTTTGATGCCAGAATCGATTCTTTCATAAGTTACACCACGCATTTTAGATACGGTGTCTAATGCATTTTCAATTGTTTTGATGTTTGTTTTCAATCTTTCATCAGAGTAAGCAGTAACGTTGCCGCTTGCAACAAAGTTGCCTGCTGTATCGGAAGTCCATCTATAAGCATTGGTTCCGTTTGACCATCCACCTAATCTGAATACACTATCGGAGTCGAGTCCCATATTGATTGCATAAGAACCTGGTCTATGAAAAGACATAGAAGCACTGTCACTCAAAGATCCTGAACCATATGCAGCCAATGTTCCTGATTGTCCAGATGAACCAACAGACACTGTTGATCTGAAGTTATATCCTCCAGTAACAATTCCACCAGTTGCTAATGTCGTGGCCTGTGAACCATTAATATCCAACGTTTGTCCGTTAAGGTAATATTTTGTTCCATCATTGTATAGATATCTTGTTCCTGAGCTATTCAAATGAACAATACCAGAAGCTCCTCCGGACCTATATGCATAGATATCACCATTTGGTAGTAATCTAACTTTACCACCACCATCAGTTACAGTGGTTTCACCAGTGAATATTGCACCAGTAAGTCTTGCAAATGAAGCTGGCAATCTGGCTTCAGCTAAGGTACCAGATGAGATGTTGCCCGCATTAGTTGTATCTGTTGTAGCTGATGTTGCTAATGTTGGAAAGTCAGATATTTGTGATTTTTGAATTGCAATTTGTAAATCTGCAGCAGCAGTGATTCTACCTTTTGCATCTACAGTAAATGTACCAACCTTATTTGCGCCACCATAAGCCGCATTGACTACACCAGTTGCAGACAGTCTCGCATCTGGTAGTGTACCAGAAGTAATGTTGGTTGCACTGGTTGTGTCTGTTGTGGCTGATGCTACTAATGTTGGGAAGTTGGATATTTGAGATATTGGAATTGAAATCGCAACACTGTTTGCTGAAGTCAAACGACCCTGTGCATCTACGGTAAATCTTGATACTTGGTTGGCTGAACCAACAGATGAAGCACTAACTGCTGTGCTTGCAAGTTGACCAGATGTTATTACTCCAGTAATTTTGGTATTTGCAAGTGATGTTATAAACGCTGGATTTGCATATGATTCGGAAGTGTAAACACCATTGGTTACTGAGCCAGCATTTCCAGTTGTATTGATTGCATATGTACCTGTGCTACCTAAAACATTTTTAACATATGCTGTGGTTGCAAATGAAGTATTACTGGCAGCAATATTCATTGTCAGACCAGTAACATTACCCACAAATATTGCACCACTTTCAAATGCTGCACTTGTTGTTAATGTATCAATTGCACTTTGTATTGTGTTTGCTGCACCTAAAAATTCATTTGTTGTATAAGCAATATTGTTTGCAAAGTATTCATACACAGCATAACCATCAACTTCAAGAAGTATCGAGTCTCCTACAGCTGGTGCTGTTGAGAATATGATTCTTGAATTGCCCGTATTTGCATGGTATTCAGATTCCAACTGACGAACACCGTTAATGTATGCTCTTAGTTGTGTTGAGTTGTTGAAAGTTGGTGTTATAAATTTAGTATTCGAGCTATCACCGGAATATGTTAATCTCGTAGAGGTTATTGTGGTACCTGGTGTTGCGCCACCACCACCGCCACCGCTACCGGCAGCCCAAAAATAATTACCAACACCACCAGTTGTCAATACATAACCTGATGTTGCACCAGATGGTAGTATTGCATTTAAAATAGCTGATGTTGATGTTACACCAGTGCCACCTTGACTAACACCGAGTGGTGTAGTGAGATTCAATCCAGCAAATGTTGGTGTTGCAGTTGTTCGTATGTCTTGGGCGGTACTAATTGTTAAGGTGTTTGCACCTGTGGAATTAATAGTTATGCCGTTGTTACTTCCAAGTGTTATACCTTCACTGTTGGCTGTTATTGAACCTGATGTACCGGTAACACTTGCAATAACATTATTTGCTTTTGTGAAAGCTGCATTTGCATGACTGAAAGCAGGTTCAAATGAAACATTGTTTGCTGAAACGAAAACTGCATTTGCATGTCTAAATGCTGCGTTCGCATATGCTCCAGCATTAATAGCTTTGGTGTCTGATGTATTTGCGGCAATGAATGCTGCATTAGCATATGAACCCGCCGAGACAACAGCAGCCTGTAGAAAATTATTTGCTGTTGTAATTGTGTTGTTTAATGTGTTTGCTGCAGCAGAAGATGCAACAGTGGCCGAACTTGTTGATGTTAACGAACCACTAATTAAGTCGGATGTTAATATTCTATAGTAACTATTTGAACCAACATCAATAACATCAAAAAGTTTTTGTGGTTCATTCCATCGAATGTGTGCATTTGTACTTCCAGTGCCGCGATTTACTTCAAAATAACCTATGTCTGCTACATTTGTTCCGGCATTTATTACAAATCTGTCGGAATTGTAAACGGTTGTACCGTCAATAACAAAATTACCAGCAACAGTTAAATCATTATTGACGAATACATTGTTTATAAATGCTGTAGCATTATTACCATCAATTAATTCTGAAACACGCAGTGTCTGTGTATTTGCTGACACATTAGCTTGCAATGTACTAGTGACTGTTGCACCAGACACAAATATTGTTGGTGTGATAACGCTGGTGTTTGCTACCAGATGTTTTGTATAGGTTGTGTTTACGATTGAAGCATTCGATGTATTTGTCGATGTGTTTGCTTGTAAACTACCTGTTGTCGAAACACCTGATATGGTTAACAATGCACTGCCGATTCTAGAATTCGCCTGCAACACATCTGTGGTTGTTATACCAGATGTGAACACGGCCGGAATTATTGCAGAAGTATTTGCAACTAAATCTTTTACATATATTGTATTTGTCACACTTGCATTAGAAGTATTCGTAGATGAATTTGCCTGTAATACTTGGATGAATCCTGTACCTTCAACGGTTATGGTTGGTGTTATTATATCCGTGTTTGCTTCAAAGTAATCGGAATAACTAGTTACTGAAAATATTTCAGGTGTAATTATATTTGCAACCACCACCAATTGTGTTGTGGTTGTGGTATCAACAATTGTAAGATTACCTTGTACACTTGCTGTGTTTGCAAAAACAATGTTGGTAGACACATTATTTGTAATACGAGCATTACCAAAAACATCCAAAGAATCTGTTACAGTTAGATTATTATTACTGTAAACATTTCCGGTGGCATAAATGTCAAAACCGGTGATTGTGTTATTTGCTATCAGATGTTTTGTGTATACTGTACCTGTTACAGATGCATTTCCTGTATTTGTAGATGTATTTGCTTGCACAACATTTGCAAACAGTGTATTCATTATCGAAGCTGTTGCAGTGTTAACACTTGTATTAGCTTGTATTGTGTTCGAAAAAATACCTGTTGTTGCCGAGATGGCAGCTGCATTTATAATCGTATTAGCCTGCAACGATGTTGTTGTTATCGATGTGTTGGCTTGAACGCGACTTGTAAAAATATTTGTATTAGCTACTAGACTATCCGAAGAGATGTGTCCGTTTGCAGCCAATCGGTTTGTGTATGTTGTTCCTGTAATAGAAATGTTTGCTGTGTTAACATGAAGTCTGGCTTCTAATACATTTAATTCCAAATCCCCACCAACAACCAAATCGCCAGCAACTCTAGCATCATTTGCAACCTCTAAACCGAATCCTGATCCTAAGACGGTTAATATTCCACCAACATTTGCATTCGCTGTTGTACTGATGCTGAGTCCTGTATTTGTGAAAAGTCCCTGTCCCTGTACCGTTAAATTGTTTTGTATGGTTGCAGAAGAACCCACACCCTGAACTAGCAATTGTTTTTGTGCAATTATATTACCATTGGCTTGTAATGCATTGAGTGTCGATTCGGACAAAAACAGCGTACCTGTATCTTTAACATAGTTGCCTTTTGCCAATATATTATTTTCTGATATGAGTGCATCAGTTGAATTTAGCCAGTGGCCAAATGTGTTGGCAAAACTTAAAGAGGTAACTGTATTAGCCATTTTAACCTTTTTCTAATAGTTTTAGTAACAAACTTTTAATTTCTATCAAATCGTCTTTCACACTTTTCATTTCGGATTTGACCTTATTTATTTCTTCTTTTTGAGACTCCAGGACACGGCGCTTGGAAAGATATTCTTCCAATCCACTTTTGTCCTGGTTGATAATGGCACCACTGCGTGTATCCCTCACCAATTTAGTTCCCTTAACCTTCAGATATTCCATAATTAAGCAGCAACAACACCATTTGAAGGCAATGCAATACACCTCATATCTGACAGATACGGAACAAGTGTGTTGTCCGTTGTTGTCAAGACAATCTTAATTGCGAACTGGCTGAATGTGTAGTATGTCTGGCCATTATTTGACAGATAAGATACTTGACCAGTTTCTCTACCAAAAATTCCTGGTGAAAAAGTATATTCATGTACATCATTTCTTGTCAGTGAATGCAATGCATCACAACTATTTGTTTTTGTCATTAACTGCCAGTAACCATCATCAAAACCTTGAGTGTCATTTCTACTCAAAATTTTGTAATAGACATTGATATCGGTGCCGACTGGTCTGTAAGCCGATAGGTACACATTTAAATCTCCAGAATCAAAACCACCATCAAGCACAACCTTCTTGGTTATATATCTTGCAAGCGCGGGACCACCACTAACTGAGGTTTCACCTGATATTAATGCAGTTGCACCTGTGCCAGGTGTTGTATTCGCATCAACGATTGTAATTGTTGGTGTCTCAATGTAACCTGCACCAGGTGTTGTTATTGTTATTGCATCAATAACACCATTTGCCACATTGGCTGATGCATACGCTTGTTCACCATTCTTGCCCGTTGGTGACGAAATAGTAACAGTGGTTGTTGTGACATTATAACCAGAACCACCAGAAGTAATTGAAATTAAATTGTTTGACAGTACACAATTATTAATATCATATTTAATTGCAAACAACGAGGTGCCTGCATCAGAAATGATAGGACTAACCGCATCGTCAGTTGAACGCAATAGACCGTAAAGTGAGAAAGAAGTTTGTGAGTTTGCAACCAATACACGTTCACCTTTATTATCATTTAAATAAATGTGTTCATACATTGTTGTTCCATATTTACCTGGATTTATATTCACGGCCTCGGTGTTTGTTCCGTTTTGCAGCGTTGCATCATATGTGTAATTTACACTGGTTGTTGATGGAATAAAGTCTGTGGTAGTTACATTGAACGCATCAACCAAAATATTATCATTTGAAATTGTTGTGACAACATCACTCATTGTATTTGCATTTGTGTAGTATTCGATGCCATTGGTAACCAAGGTTCTCTTTGGCAATTTCTTAGGCAAAACCATTCGCACTGTTGGTGTTTGTGTTATATCAAATTTACAACGATCTATTGAGAACATTAGACTTTGATTTTGGTCGACTGTCCATGTCTGCGAATTCTGTGATATGAATAATGAACCAACATATGGTGCAGCTGAAATCTTGGTGATAGAACTTGGATATGGATCTGTTGAAAGATTTTTCACTGAAGAAGGAAGAGCAACATCACCATTTGCAGCAGTATACAGAGTATACTCATTCGATGAACTTCTAACTATAAAGGAGTATAAAGTGTTGGTTTGAATATAGACTGGTGAACTAAACACAAACTCTGTATATGTTGTTGAGTCTAGGTGTTGCGGTGTTGCTGAAACCTTTATCTGATTTGCTGGTAGTGTAACAATGGAGTTATCTAATGTGGTACCATTTGGATAACCATTCAGTGTACCAACAATTGAAAGTGTTACAGGTGAAACATCAGTTGCAGGCTTCGTAGCAAAGAATAATTTAATTGATGAAATAAATGCACCATTAGGAAAGTTTGTCTGGTCTATTATAAATGTTTGTGCAACAGGATCATAAGGTGTGTAAAATCTGGACAACTGTGTTTCGGTTGTATTTGTTGTTGTCAACACATCTCTCTTTAGAGTTTGTGTAAAGGTGTCTTTAGCTCCAGATGGTGAAGCACCGAAATCAATGTTTTGTTTGTTCGCTTGTAATCCAGATGCATAGAAACTACCTTCTGCAAATGTTGTTACCGTTTCTTCATTGTTGTTAAATCGGTTATCTGTACGGAACACTCTGGTGCCTGTGTGGAATGTATTTGCCGGAACAATAAACACACCATAGAAACTACCTTCCTCATTGCTTGAGAATGTTCCTATAGAATATACATCCGTTGCAGCACAACTCACTGCTGACGCCAATGTTACCCGTTTTAACACTCCATTGTATGCTGAAACAACCGCGGATTGTCCTTGGCCTGTGCCTGCATTGATGTATAGTGTACTACCAACATATGATGTGTTTGAAGAAGATGCCAATGAAGACAAGGTTATTGTTGTTGAGTTTTGAACAGATTGTACCAGACCACCGAAGTGTTCTGCGCTAACAAAAGTACCTTGACCGGTATTTGTTTGATAAGCACCTGCAGCATCAAAGAATCCATTCCGCAAAGATAAACCATTGTTGTAGGTTGTTGTTTTACCGTCACCAGCAACATAGAGTCTCAAGTTGTCTGAGTTTGGATAATCATACACACCAACAACAATGCCAGTTGCAATAAATTGTCCTGAACTAAAATAACCAATAACGTCATTTTGATTAAATGTGCCAGCAACACCACTGAGTTCAATTATGTTTGTTTTGTGTACATAATTATCAACATTAACCGTGTCAAAGAAATTGTGTATTTCAGTGTTAAATAATAAACCTGTAGACCTAACAACAATTTCTTGTGGTCTCATCCATGACAAGATACTTATATCAGTGAGGTAACCGTTATTCAACGAATATGTGTTATCTATTTGACTATAGTGTCCCAATAAATTGTTCTGAGTCTGATTTGATATATTCTCATATGTTGAGGTGGTTGTAGTTGTAGTTAAATTTTCTGTGAAGCCAACATTTCTACCAAATGGACCATCAAACGCTCCATGATTTGTAACATTTCTTCGGGAAAATTCAGTCGTTGTGGATTGTCCAACCAATGTACTTGTTCCTGAAACCGTTTGCCAATCACCAGATAGTAAAGTATTTACCTCAGCTGAACTCTGATATATGTGTAAGTTAGGATCAACAATTAATAGTGATGGTGAATATGTTGTGTCAACCCAATTGTCCACATTTGGTGACAATGACAATATACCTTTTGAATTTGTTACTGAAAATGGATTGATGTTAACACTTCTACTCGCCAATCTCTGTGAAATAATATTGGTTGAAGTGTAAGGTAGTGAGAAATAGTTGGTGTATCCATCCGATGTTATGGAATAATTCAATCCAGAAATGGTACCAACTGTAGGCCTACTCATATTATAAGCTAATGCTATATTTTTTAATGGGAAATTATTGACAGTTTGTTTTGCTGTCATTTGTTTTGTTCTGCGATTGATAGATGCATTGAAATTTGCAACACCGGCATCTGCGGCCGCAAAACTCGAAAAGTCATCAACCATAATACCATTTTTAAAACGATTCAATCCATAAACATCTGAAATTTGTAGTGAATTCGCATTCTGTTCTAATGAATTTAGTGCTGTATAATATTCAATACGATTAATTCTGGTGTCTAAGTCAGCAATATCCGACATTGTGTATCGGCGATGTTGTTTAGCTTCAACAGACAAATCGGATAATCCGGATGTTAATTCTGTTGGTAGGTAACCAGTATATGGTCTGTGTGTTATGTTTGCTAACACCAAAGATCCGTCGGGTTCATTCGGTGTTAATGGATTAATTGACGGTGAACCCTCAATAATTTGTAATGACTTGTCTTTAGTTAAAACCAATTTATCTTTACGAGCAAGATAGAAAGAATAATCACAAACAAAGGTGCTCAAATCCACTGGCTGCAATACACCTATTCTGGTAGATCCTGGATTAGAATAACGAAACTCAAAGTTGGTCTGTGCATTCCGACGAGCTGGTCTAAAATCGAGACAATCCCTCAATGCATATGATGCACCATATTTACTTATGTGTACAGGAATTTCTCTGTAATCTTCAGGCGAACTTGAGTTGTCTATGTATGACATTTTACTAAAGTAACCATCGCCACCGGTGTGTTTGTAGTAATCCAATAATACAAGTATATTGCCAACAGGTTTTGTTGCACCAGGTCGCAATGTAATGGAAGCGTGATCGTAATAACTGTCTCTTTGTCCGTTATCAAACGTGTATCTGCTTGTAACATCATACGAACTATTAGTTAACATTGCAACCGTAGGCACGGTGCCTTCCGCTTTGGTATCTATAATTTTAACAATGCGTTTAACATCGGATAGATACAGAGATTGTGTTTGTCCGGGTGTTAACACACCTGCAGCTCTGATGTAGACTTGACCTGTAGATGTTGCAGAATCATCAACAAATGTGTTGGTGTTAACTTGTGTACCCGAAGTGTTACTAATTGCTGTGTTTGAATTTGCAACCACCAAGTTCTTTATTCTTAAAATATGGCTTGTATTAGTTGCATCTGTGACAAATACTTTAGCAATAATTGTTGCAGTGAAGGCTGATAAGTCGGAAGTTGCTGTACTAAATGTTGCAACTGAACCATCATTATTCAATGAAACGCTTCTTGAGTTTATTGTCCAAGGAATAATCTGGCCATTTTGTACACTTGCATTGGCTTGTTTATCCGTCACAATGATGGTGTAACACTGTTCAACAACATCGGATGAAAGTGTTGTGCCTTCATTACCCAAGTGTTTGATAACACCCGCATAACTTCCAGTATAAGCCAATGATGCTGATAGTGTGCTACCAGAAACATTGAAGTTTATACCTGTTATTTCTTGATGTGTCGTATACGATGGTGAAAATATACCAGAAACATATGGATTACCGATTGGGTAAATCATCTCTGGCACATTAGGATTTTGAAATATTGTATCACCTCCTGCAACATTACCAACCTTACCTGTCGTATCAATTTTTGCACTAGCAATTACTGTAGCTGGGTATGATGTTTTATTTACGAATGCCATAGTTTCAATGTCCGGCGTATCAAAATTTAAAACATACACAGAAGTTGTGTCTGGTATTATGCTCCAAGATTGATTGACAGTTGCCACTCTGGTTGATCCGATATAATCGGTGATTGTTCTGGACTCACCAGCATTTGTACCATTTGTAATTACAATGTTAACACCAATATATGCACCATCAACCGATGAGGTTTGCCCGTTAATTGATGGAAATGTTATAGTTATTGAGTTTGCTACGGCTACGGCTACATTGGCAGATATTGATTTGTTTTGAATATCATATACTTGAGCTTTGTAGATGTATGTGTTTGATTGTCCATTTGTTGGGCTGCTATCAAATTGTAATCCACGAATGTAAGCAGTAGCGACTAATGTTGAGTTGTATGTGGTTGCATTTGCTGTGTTGATATTGGCCTGACTTACGCAGTGGAAGTCTACAGTATTAGCTGTTGTAACTGGGAAGGTTGATGTTCCTGAACCGGCAACATTACTTACCAAAAAATAACTACCAAAATCTATGAAAGCTGGTTCATTATTTTGTGTTGCTGATGTTCTTGCTCTGTTGGAAATGATGTTGATTGGTGATGGATTTTCTACACGATGCCCACGAACATAGGCTAAACCTTTGCCAACATTCATTAAATACTTATCGGAATATCCAGTATAAGTTTTTGGTGTAAATCTAAAATCTTCAACAACATAATCACCATTGGTTTCATAATCTCTTTTTGCAAAGTAGTCATCGATAGTTGCATAGACAGAGCCGTCAACCATTTTGTATACACTGCCATCTTCAACACGAACCAATTCAATGAATAGGTCATCGTCACCAAAATAGAGTGGTCTTGAAGAGAGTTGTAAGCTAATTACATAACGATCTGCACCTGGTGCCTGATAGTTGGATGCACCTACAGCTGGATCTAATAATGAGTTATCATTTGCATAATCAAAAACTGTTTCGGTAATTTCCAAACCAACACGCTTCGATGGTGTGTTATCATACTTGTCTAGTATGATAGTTTGTGGTGAAACTTGTACAAAATTACCTAAGATGTAGAAAACACCTTGTGAAATTGAAACGACAGAAGATGATCCTGTAGCCGCACTAGGTATTGCCTGACAGGTTAAGTTTGAATTTGAATCATAGATAACATCATTGTCTGTAAACTGTGTACCTGTTTTATAAGTAACGATTAGTGTTGGTGGATCACCTTCGCCGGCTGTACCTGTAGCTACAGCTGTTGTGAGTACCCTTGCAACAACTGTTCCGTCAGCGTTACGCAATAATTTATTTTGTAATTGTTCAACATCAATGTTAACACTGTTGAATGTGGGTTGTATTTTAATATAGTGTACGTTGAAGTCGGTTGTAACTTGACCTCCAGAAACTGGAGAATTTTGTTTGAATATGTTGTCCGCAAAACTGGTGATTTGATTTTGTAAAATCGTTTGTGCTTGAGTTAATTCTCTTGCTTGTACCGCAACACCAGGTTTAAATAACACTCGATGAAAGTTTTTTGCTCCATCAAAGTCATCATAATAAGGATCAACATTAAAATTTAAAGCCATTTTTTTTCCTTAGAAACCTAATACGAATCTGAATTGTTCTATGCCATCAACACTTCTCTGTACACCTGAACGATTTTCAATATAGATCATGTAACCTGAGTGTACTACAAAGTTTGGTATACTGTAAGATAATAGTGTTCTTGTTGTTTTGGATGTTTGTCCAAATATTGGACTGTTATTTGACGGAGTTCCCGATGTATTTATCAACTTAATTAGGTTGGACTCAGTGTTAAAACTCAAAACTGTAGCATAAAAAGATGGATCACTTAACAATCCTTGATATACAAACTCGTCTGGTACATAACCTTCTGTTCCTGGAGCAACAACAATATTTGTTGTCGCACTGTATATACTTCCATTGGCTGGACTTGGATTATATTGTCTTGTTGTTGGGTTCACCAATATACCAACCTGATGATAATCAATATCTGTCGGTACAAAATTGTTTTCATCACCGTCAAACTGTGCTGTCAACATAACATGCCCACAGCCTAACTCTGATATTGGATCGAATCCGTGGCCGCCAACGGGTGATGTTGATGTCGAGACTACACAATTACCACCAATTGTGGAGGTAACAGATACGTTTGCAAATGTATAATTGCCACCTGGACTGTTGACGATGATATCTTGTACAATACCATTAGCACTTACGTTAGCTGACGCTGTTGCGCCGGTACCATCACCTGTTATTGTCACAAAGACAACAGCATTAACAGTGTCGAAACCACTACCACCATTTTCTACATTGATAACATCAATACTTCCTGCACCAGCTGTCGTAATAAGTGGGTTTGGTGTGTTTGATCCAGTCTGTACTGGAATCCATTCTCTGTCCATGAACTTCAACTTCAATCCAGTGTCAATGGTATACATAAATTTCCATTTATAACCATCATCTCCCTGGAATATCTTGTTGGATGAATATGTTCCTGGTTCAAAATATGGTTCGCGTGTCGATGGATTACCTTTGTTATTCCACAAACACTTGAATATCTGGTCGTATTTGTTCTTCACATAAAAGTGTTTCACCAAATAACCATTGGCATCTTTTGCTGTCATGTCAACATCATCTTGGAAATAATCATAAGTTTCATTTGCTGTCCAGTCAATACGTTGTATGATTGGAGAAATGTCACTTGTTTTAATTTGCTTTGCAACAAATATATTTTTGTAGATTTGTTTGATTGATTTTAAATCGGCGCTGGGTGTTGTTGGTTCTGCATCGTTTGCCCAAGGTGTTGGCTTAGACAGAAAGCAATAGAATGAATTGATAGGTGTTGTAATTGCAGGCGGCACCACAGCCACTGGTGCGTAATACAACAAGTCTATCTGTGAGACTTTTGCGTTATTTGTGAGTATGTTTTTATTTGCCATGGTTTATTTATTATGCGCGTATAATGGATACAAAACTATTCTGAGAGGTTTCATCAAAACACATATATTTCACACAAATTGTTGATGTGGATGGAATAGCATATGTTGTTGCGTTGGCGGTTGATTGTATTGCTGGTAAACCATGTGTAAATGTCTGATTATTACCTGATGTGTTTGTTACCCAGAGAGAAACTTCTTTACCGGATAATAAATTGGATACTGTTACTGTTAAACCTGCCGCGGTTTGTGCTCTTACCACCGAATCATTTGTTATATCGATGGTTATAGCAGTCTGTGCGCCAGGAAATACTTTTGTTGTGTATACAAAACCTTTTTGTGCAGTAGTAGTACCAGTAACAGTTAGATTACCAGCAAGCAGTCCTGTTGTGTTTGCTAATGCATTGTTTGCTTTAGTAAATGCAGCATTGGCCTGTATAAATGAACCATTGGCATAGAGTGCTGCTGAGTTTGCTATAGATGGTGGTGTATTGGCTCGTAAGAATGCTGCGTTGGCCTGTACAAATGAACCATTGGCATAGAGTGCTGCTGAGTTTGCTGTTGATGATGGTGTATTGGCTTGTATGAAAGCACCATTTGCATACAAAGCGGCTGAGTTTGCAACACCTGATGTGGTGTTTGCCTGTAAGAATGCAGCATTAGACTGAATGAAAGCACCATTTGCATACACCCGAGCTGATAGTGAAGAAGTATTTTGAGAGGTGCCGTCAGTAAAGATAATGTTACCAACATTTAATGTGTTGTTGGCATAGAGGCGCGCTGATAAAGTTTGTATGGTAAATTGTGAGGTGACACAAGATGAAACATTCACACCAATCAATATTGTATTTGATGTGTTTGCATCTAAGTTAATTAGATTTGGTAGTTGCGAAATTTTTACTGTTGACATTGTTTACCCCAATAGGATTATTTTTCCGTCTTCTGTTTTTAAAGTTTGTCCGGACTGTGTGATAAGTTCTGGTATATATGATAAACCAACCGATCCATATACCTTAATTTGACTTGATGATATCGAACTGTTTGCAATAAAGTTTCTATTAACTTGTAGATATGAATTTGTAGTTGATGATAAATTGGCTGTTAAGTATATTTTACCATTCACATAATCAATCTGGTTAACAATTTTGCTTGTATTATTATCAACCAGAACCGAATCACCCACAAAAACAATATCTCTTATTGGATAATCTGCATCTGTATATTGTCCGTTGTTCATCAAGTCATATAGACCTGTTAACGATGTAATATTTAGTGTATTGGAACCAGTATTGCCTGTAACTATGGCAACATTTGAATATGTCAACCATACATTACTCGCAAGAGTGATTGTGTTTGCAGCAGTGCTAACAGAGACAACCTCAGAGTAAACATTCGGACCATTTTTTGTGGAAATTTGAATCGAACTCACATTTGCAGTGAATATGTTCGCCAGATTTGCACCCAACAAATTGTTGAATTTAATTATGTTGTTGCTTCTATTGGTAAATGTTGTCACAATACTCACAGCATTAGAAACATCTCCACCAAGATGATAAGATAAGTTTCTTCCATCATTCAGCGCTGAATATGTATGATAATCTACATTATTATTTGATTTTAAACCATAACGACCTAAGACATTCGTGCCTAATGGATGCAATAGTCCTAGTAGAACCTCTTTATACTTTGCAATTTCTTTTTCAACGGTAATTAAGTAAGTGAAGTTGTTGAATCTTTTGTCTTGCATAATGTCAAACGAACTTGGTTGTCCCTGAGTCGTTAGATATTGACCATCACCAATCACAAGACCATTTAAGAAGGTTGCATTTGCCTTAGCTGAACCATCACCATAAGAGATATAACCTTGTTTGTTATAATTTCTTGTAAAAATTGTTTGATTGCCCAATGAATCAAAATATTGATACGATTTTTGAAACTGTGGAAAAGCCGTGTTGGCCATCTTCAAGTTGATGTTTCTATCGTCACCCAAAATTTTCATCTGTAAATCTGGATTCGGATTTGCATTGTAATTAAACACTTGAAGATTGTACAGTGATAACTGTGTGTTTGCATCAGGTGCCAAAAGAGAAACAGAATTGACTACAGCTGTATATGAAGACAGATTAATAGTAGGACCCTGATAGATGTACTCACCTTTACGTGGCAAGTTTTCAATTGCAACATTTGAAACTACTATGTCCTGTACTTGCAACGAAACTTGTGGTCTAGTTTCATAATCTTCACCATAATTTAAAACATCGATTGTTGTGATGGCACCAACTCTATCTACAACCAAGGAGAATGTTGCACCAGTTCCCAGTATACCTGGTACCGATAATACCGCTCCAGATGCGGAAACATTTGATGAAACTACGGTTGCCGTTGGTAAATATTCATTCTTATAACCCATACCACCTAGTGGCGTTTTTGCAAACTGGTCTAATGAGTTAAACACATAGGTTATACCGGTGATGGCGCCATTGGAACCAACCGAGGTCACATTTGCAAATGCACCTGTGCCTGACCCACCAGTAAACACAATCTTATCGTTGACTGCATATCCACCACCACTCCGGATTACCTGCACTGGAGCTAATATACCTAACGGAGCAATGTCTGAGTTTGAAGCTTCATAATCATTAAATTCATCTTCGGTATAGTATGTTGATGTGACTTCAATTTCTGGTATAGTTGCTAATCCGCCGCCGCCATTCTCCACAATTATGTTAAAGACTGGTGCGGTTTCAAGTGTTGTGAAAGTGAAAGCATCAATGAGTCTTGTGTTTGCATTTGCACTGGCTAAATTGGCAAAAAAGAAATTAGCATTGCTTAATATTGTATTACTTTTAAAACCAATAACATCTGTTGGTAGAAAACTTACATTCGACCTTGCATTACCTACGGCTGATGATGTTGTTATAACAGCACCTGATGCCAAAGCATTTGAAGATACTACAACACCAGTGAGTCCAACAATTGCTTGTGCATTTACAGAAGGAACATATTTTATACTTGTGATTGAACCGTTAGCACTTACACCAGAAACATATGCGAATGCTGCATCATCATAGTTTATTCTATCATTTATTTTATAACCTTGGCCGGCATTGACAATTCTGTATGATGGAGGTAGGAAGTATGCCAAAGAACCAACATTGGCCTTAGCTCCACCACCATTTAATATTGTTATTGTGGTATTTGGTTTTAAACTGTAACCAAAACCGCCCTCAACAACATTGATACGTTGTATTGATCCTTTGGTTGTATCACGAACAGTAGCTGATGCGCCAATACCATTGACAGTATCTTCTATGCCACCATAAACAACAACAGGATCACCCGGTTGATACAATGAACCTCTGCGTACCGTATCAATTTTAATCTGACTGATTTGACCAACAACTTTAGCTCTCAGTATTTCACCACCAAATAAAACATCTTGGTTATTACTGTCAACAATACGGACAAATTCACCAGATTCAAATAGTCTTTCGATGTTTGAAATGAAGATTTCGGTTTTATCACCAGATAATACTCC